TTCTTGTACGTAGTGCCAGTGACTTAATTAGTCTTGACAAGCCTAACTATCAATTCGCCGCCGCACGTTTACTATTATATGGTCTTCGCAAAATTGTATTTGGCAAGTTTGATTACGTTCCATTGTACGACTTAGTTAAGGCCAACGTAGCCGCTGGTGTATACGATGCTGAATTGCTCGAGCAGTACACAGAAGCTGAATGGCGACAACTTGATGTTTACATTAACCACCAACGCGACCTAGACTTTACCTACGCAGGCATGCGTCAAGTGGTGGACAAGTATCTTGTTCAAGATCGTAGCAATGGACACATCTACGAAACTCCGCAGTACATGTACATGATGATTGCCGCAACATTGTTTGCGACATATCCAGCTGACAAGCGCCTAAGCTACATCCGTCGTTATTACGATGCTATCTCTACGTTTAAGATCAACATCCCTACTCCGGTTATGAGTGGTGTGCGTACTCCTATTCGCCAGTTTGCTAGTTGCGTATTAGTTGACGTTGACGACACACTACCCTCAATCTTTAACAGCAGTTCTGCCGTTGGTTATTACATTGCTCAACGTGCTGGTATTGGTTTGAACGTGGGTCGTATTCGTGCTATCAATTCTAAGATTCGTGGCGGCGAAGTTGCACACACTGGTGTCATTCCTTTCTTGAAAGTATACGAATCTGTTGTACGTAGTTGCACACAAAACGGTGTTCGCGGCGGATCAGCTACAGTTCACTTTCCAATCTGGCACAAAGAGATTGGCGATGTTATTGTTCTTAAAAACAACAAAGGTACAGAAGACAATCGTGTACGTAAACTTGATTACTCGATTCAGTTAAGCAAAATTTTCTACGAACGCTTGTTGGCTGATGGTGATATTACATTGTTCTCTCCACACGAAGTTCCAGGCTTGTATGAAGCGTTTGGTAACAATGAAGTGTTTGATGAGTTGTATGTCAAGTACGAAAAGGATCCAAAGATTCCCAAGAAAACTGTTAAGGCCATGGCCTTGTTTGGCGAGTTGCTAAAGGAACGTGCAGAGACTGGTCGTATCTATATCATGAACATTGACCATTGCAATAGCCACAGCAGTTTCTTAGACATGGTGCGTATGAGCAACTTGTGTCAAGAAATTACATTGCCAACAGATCCAATTCAAACACTAGATGACAAGGAAGGCGAAATTGCTCTTTGTATTCTAAGTGCTATTAACGTAGGTAATGTTCGTGAACTCGACGACTTGAAGAATCTAACTGACCTAGCAGTTCGTGCATTGGATCAGATCATTGACTACCAACGTTACCCAGTTATTGCCGCAGAAATCTCTACTAAAGCTCGTCGTAGTCTTGGTGTTGGCTACATTGGCCTTGCACACTACTTGGCCAAGAAGGGCTTGAAGTATTCTGATGTTGAAGCCGCACAATCAGTCAACCGCCTAACAGAAGCATTCCAGTACTACTTGATCAAAGCCAGTGTTGAGCTTGCAAAAGAAAAAGGCCCTTGCGAATACTTTAGTCGTACCAAGTACAGCCAAGGTATCTTGCCAATTGACACATATAAGCGTGATGTAGATGAGTTTCTGGGCACAGACTTGCACTACGATTGGGAATTATTGCGTCGTGAAGTTGCCGAGCATGGCATGCGTCACAGCACATTGAGCGCACAAATGCCCAGCGAGTCAAGTTCGGTTGCCAGTAACGAAACCAACGGTATTGAACCTCCACGTGCGGCAATGAGCACTAAGAAGTCTAAGAAAGGTCCGTTGAAGCAAATCGTCCCACAATACGGTAGCTTAAAGAACAACTATTCATATTTGTATGAAGATGGTGTTCAGGATGGTTATGTCAAGATTGTTGCGGCAATGCAAAAATACTTTGACCAAGCCATCTCTGGCAATTGGAGTTACAATCCCAAGCACTATCCAAACAACGAAGTGCCAATGAGTATCATGTTCCGCGACTTATTGACAACTTACAAGTTGGGTTGGAAGACTTCATACTACCATAACACATACGACATGAAAGGTGAGGACGAGGATACACTTGACACAACATCCGCACCCATGTTACAATTACAACAAGTAAATGATGACGACTCAGAGGCTTGTGAAGCCTGCACAATTTAAGGAAACAAGAAAGTGGCAACAGTTTTTAATAAGGACAAAGTAGATTTTACCAAACAACCTATGTTTTTTGGTGAAGCACTCAATGCCCAACGATTTGACACTTTCAAGTATCCAGTGTTTGATAAGCTAACGCAAACTCAACTTGGATACTTCTGGCGTCCAGAAGAAGTGTCATTACAAAAAGACCGCAGTGACTATCTTGACTTTCGTGACGAACAAAAGTTTATCTTCACTGCAAACCTAAAGTATCAGATCTTGTTAGACAGTGTACAAGGCCGTGGCCCAGCAATGGCGTTCATGCCATTCTGCTCACTGCCAGAACTTGAAGGCTGCATGAACGCTTGGCAGTTCTTTGAGAACATTCACAGTCGTAGCTATACACACATTATCAAGAACATTTATTCAAACCCAAGTGAAGTGTTTGACACTATCCTTGATGATGAAAAGATTATTGCTCGTGCAAAGTCAGTGACTAAAGCATATGACGAGTTCTTGGAAGTTGCTGGTCAATACTTTTATGCTGGCAAAGGCACTTTGCGTGAAGTCAAGAAGAAGTTGTTTTTGGCAGTGGTCAATGTCAATGCACTTGAAGCATTGCGATTCTATGTATCGTTTGCATGTAGCTTTGCGTTTGGTGAGTTAAAGAAGATGGAAGGCTCTGCCAAGATCATTAGTCTTATTGCTCGTGACGAAAGTCAGCACCTTAGCATTACAAGCCACATTATTAAAAATTGGTTCAAAGGTGACGATCCTGAGATGCAGGAAATTGCAAATGAATTGATTGGTGAGATTGGCAAGATTTATGATTTGGTTGTAGCCGAAGAAAAAGAATGGGCTGACTATTTGTTTAGTCGTGGCGCTATTGTTGGCCTTAATGCAAAGTTATTGCATCAGTATGTTGAACATATTGCCAACAAGCGACTCAAAGGCCTTGGTGTAGAAACACGTTACGAACGTAGCGCAAATGACAATCCTTTACCTTGGACTGATCATTGGACAAGCAGTAAGGGACTGCAAGTGGCACCACAGGAAACAGAAATTGAAAGTTATGTTATTGGTGGTATCAAACAAGACGTAAGCAAAGATACCTTTGCTGGATTTAAACTTTAAGGAAAAAAATGTTAATCGATGTTAAACGTGATGGTGATGTAGTAACTCTAAAGATGAGTTCAGGTGAAGAACTTATTGGTACTTACAAAGATGATGATAGTTCTACATACACTATTGATCGTCCGGTGACACTGAGTGTGGGACCTAAAGGTGGCCCAGCACTTACACCATATCTAATGACTGTTAATCCAGCCAACACTCGCAACCTAAAGATCAACAAAGCATTAGTAGTGTGCGTGGCAAATACTGATAAAGAACTTGCTGACCAATACAGTAGTGCTATGAGTGGTATTCAAGTTGCCCCAGCAGGATTGAAGTTCTAATGCCAGCAGTACATCGCCTGGGTGATCAAAACGATGGCGGAGGCGTCATCGAAGATGTTGCTCAAGGTACAGTATATGTAAATGAACAGTTGGCCAGTATCGACGGCAGCGGCGTATCGGGGCACGATTTGCACTTGCCAACTGTTACAGCAAATGGTAGTCCTACTGTGTTTATTGGTGGAATTCCTGTAAATCGCCAAGGGGACGAAGATGAATGTGGGCATGGTAGAGCAGAGGGTAGCCCAGACGTTTTTATAGGTCCATAATTCCAAATCTCCCATAAATAGCTGGGAGATTTCATTATGTGCGATGCAAAAGCGCCTGGCAGAGGTGCAAGACTAACAACCGAAAGTGGGGTAATTTATTACCCTAATACACCCGAGGGTGAAGTAGCCATGCGAGCTGACATGGCTGAAACCATGGGTGCAGGCGCAGGTGAGGATAGCCAACCCCCAAGCGATCCACCACCAGCAGACAACACTGATTGCTCAACGTACACAGACGCAATGTGGGACACCGCATGTAGCAAGTATTATAGATACTCGCACATGAAATACAAGCCAATGGCACATGGCGGTCATTCGGTAACACAAATCGCATGTAATTGGCAAAAGCTGTGTAAAAATATTTTAGATCCCATTCGCGACGGTGGCTTCCCAATTACGTTATCTTCAGGATACAGATCTCCTACATTCAATGCTTCAATTGGCGGTAGCAACACCAGTGACCACGTGTATGCATGTGCGGCTGACATTCAGTTGCTAAATGGTGATGCAGTTGAAAATGCAAAGAAGCTGTTCAAATGGATTGGTAAAACTGGCTTACCATTTAGCCAGTTGATCTTTGAAGGCCGTTGGGTGCATGTGTCTTATGGTGGCCGTAGCCCAGCAAGTGTTGCAGTACTAGTGACACGAGTTGGAAAAGCACCTTATCAAAACGGTGGTGGACGTTCAGGCCCAGCGTTACCTCCAGATTTGAAGTGGGCATAATGAAGTTCAACGAACATGCCACTGTTGAAAAACTTTGGTTTGACCTAACAGTTGCATTGATACGCAAATTTGGTGCATTACGAACAGCAGGTATACTAGCCGGTATCTTAGCTAGAAAAACCAAAGGCGATTTTAGTCTAAGGCGCGAGTTAAAAAAGCGAATCGAGGAAGTATAAGTAACACACTATGGCAAATATTCCAGTTATCCCAGGCGTTAGTGTTGCGACCAAAGGCATTCTAAACAAGCCACTCAAAGACATTATTTGTGCTATCTTGTTCGGTGGCATCAACAACATGCTCAAAGGCCCTCTATTGTGCGTAAACTTTGACTTGAACAAAATTGCAGAAGAAGCAGGCCTTGCTGGCCTCGGCGATTTGAAAGCAGAGTTAGACAATATCAAAGACCAACTCAAAGCAGCCGAAGCACTTTCTGGTATTCCTGAAACACTTGCCCGTGTAAATGCGGCCGTTGCTGAAGTACAAAGTTTGCTGGCACTAGATGGTATGTGTGCCATTCCACTTAAGGCACCTCCAATCCCTGATGTTATTGCGCAAGTGATTGACGCAGAGTTTAGAGAAATGAATGCCATTTTAAATGATCTTGGTCGTTTAGCAAAGCCAAGTGTTTGCCTTGACGGCTCAGGCGGCATTGGGCTTGGTGGTGGATACAATCCTGATAGCATATTAGGTAGTATAAGCAAACACGTTGGCAACATGGGCAAAATTCCAGGCAAACAATTAGACGCACTCACAAAGCGACTAAAAGGTGTAGGCAAAGCACTTGACAAGTCTATCAATCGTCAACTGTTCCCAGACTTCCGTCACAAGCATGATCTAACAACAGGCAAACCTTGGGTAGCAGGCGGCGGCCCTACATTAGCAGGCCCTCCAGCAGTGCAGTGGAATCCACCTTACCCTCCACCTGAAGCACCAAACTTAAAAAGTGCAACAGCAACAGCACAGACCTTGGTAGCAAGCGTTAAGCAAACTGGTAGCTATCCTATCAAAGCAGATGGTATTGCAAACGACAATCCATGGCTACCTATGTTGGGACCAGAAGTTTATAGTTTGGCAGTTAATGCGTTGACACCACAGGATCCATTTTTTGCACAAGAAGAACCTGTGTATGACTATTGCGGTAAGTTAGTAGGATATACCTCTACAGTTGTTTCAGGAGATCCTGCAGATACTGGTGGCGATCCCAAATTGGATGCAGTACTTGAACCAGTACAGACCACTTTTGAGTTCTTATGGATTCAAGATAGAATGTGCTGGGCAGTAACAGGCAAAGAAAGTGAACAAGTGGTTAATGGTCGTCGAGGCACTTA